ATGGACCAACAACAATTCTTCAATATTGCGGTCGCAATTATCGGCGTACTTGGCGGATGGTGGATGCGCGTTATGTGGCAAAGCCTGAAAGAACTTCAAGCCGCCGATTCGAAGTTGGCCGACAAAGTTTCGTCCGTTGAAGTTTTGGTTGCTGGCAAGTACGTAATGCGCGAAGAACTGTCCCGCGACATATCGGCGATATTTTCGAAGCTTGACCGCATCGAAGATAAGTTGGATAAAAAAGTTGACAAAGGGGCGGTAACGTGAAATTCAAAATCCATTTGATCGAAGATTGGCGCAACTTCCATAAGTTTTGGTCGGTGCGCCTTTCGCTTATCGGGTCCGCATTGCTGGCCGCATTCTTCGCTTACCCCGAAGCGATGTTGCACGTATGGAACGCGATTCCGCCGGACATGAAAGCGTATATCCCGGCGAAGTTTGCGCCGTTCATTCCCGTTTCGATTATCGTTGCGGGCGTACTGGCAAGAATCATCAAGCAAAAGGGGTTATCGAATGACAACCGCGACGAATCTTCCCGCCAACGTCAAGGCGAAGATTGACGAAACCATTGTTGCCGAAGGCGGCGACAAGTACACGAACGACCCGACCGACCGGGGCGGGCCGACGAAGTACGGCATTACGCAAGCGACGTACAACGCATTCGGCTTTATCGGCGACGTGAAGAATTGCACGTATGACCAAGCCGTACAGATTTACGCGCTTCGCTATTGGTCGCAACCGGGCTTCGATAAGGTCGGCGACATTCACGCCGGACTTGCCTTCGAAATGTTCGATTGGGGCGTAACGTCCGGCCCGTCGCGTCCGTCGCAGGCGTTGCAACGTTCGCTTAACGTGCTGAACCAACAGGCGAAGGATTACCCGGACATTTCCGCCGATGGTCGCATCGGCCCCATGACGTTACACGCGCTGCAATCGTTCGTGTCGCGGCGCGGCGTCGAAGGGCTGCGCTACCTTGTCGAAATGGTGCAGGCGTTGCGCCGCGTGTTTTACATGGAAATCAGCGAACGCGACCAATCGCAAGAAAAGTACGCGAACGGCTGGCAATCGCGCATCAAGTAAGGGGTTCGAAATGGGCGCTTTCTTTCTCGCAATCTGGCAACGCTTCGGCGTATGGATTTCAGCAGCCGGGGCCGTGCTTGTCGCTATCTTCGCGGCGCTTAGTGTGGGCAAGGCCAAAGGCAAGGCCAGCGCGGCGCAGGAAAGCGCCAACGACCAAATCAAGACGAACGAAGCAATCGCCGTTCGTCAAATCAACGAAGCCAACGAAGGCGCGAAAGTTCGCGTCGAAGCTGCGAAAGGTGCCGCCGATGAAACCGCTAAAGTTAATCAGCTTGATTCCGGCGCTATTGCTGGCGAGTTGCGCGACGAATGGACCCGTCCCGAATAGCGTAGGGCAGGCCGTACAGCAAAAGCCCGTCGTAATCGACACGGCTTGCGATTGGATGCAGCCGATTTTGATTACGAAGGCCGAAGCCGATTTGGTAGAACAGGGCGTTATATCGCGCGGCACGGCGGCGCAGATATTGGCCCATAATCGGGCTTACGCCGCGCATTGCCGTAAAACCAAATGACAAAGCGGCGTCGGTGCGGTATAGTGAACGCAAAGGATACACTAGGCCGCGATTATGACCGACACAACCGTAACCGAAACCGAAGAAAAGGCCGCTTATGCGGCCTTGCTGTTAAAAGACCCCGACCCGTTCCGGTCGGCGTTGGCCCTGTTCCCGAACAACACGAACCGCGCCCTATGGGTCGCGAACCATTGGCCGCAGGATGCCGAAGTTGTCGGGCTTCTGGCGAAGATTCGCGAAAATAACGATGAAATGTCGTTTCTTCCGGGCAAGCCCGACTTGGCGCGCGACATTTGGGACCGTATGCAAGGCAAGCGCCCGGACGGGTCCATTGTGCCGCCGACGACCGAAGATTACGCGAAGCTTGCGAAGCTGTACGCCGAAGTTCGCGGATTCATCGAAAAGCCCGCCGCCGCTGTCGTAAATAATAACGTCGTCGTCCCGCGTGCAATCGAAGTACCGACGCACGGTACGGACGAAGATTGGGAAGCGGCGGCGGAAAAACAACAACAGGAATTGCTTAATGTTAGCCGAAGCCGACATTAAGCCGGATATTCGGCGCGTTGCTGAATCGGCCATTAAAGCGGCGCGGCTTTCATCGGCCATCGCCGCCGCGCCCGCGCCTGAAATCGTATGGAAGCCGCTTCCCGGTTCGCAGACAATCGCGCTTGATTCGCGATGCCATCATACCTTATACGAAGGCGCACGCGGCCCCGGCAAAACTGTAACGCAGTTAATGCGGTTCCTTCGTAACGTCGGCAAAGGATACGGCGCATTCTGGCGCGGCGTTATCTTCGATTTGGAATTTGACCATTTAAGCGGGCTTGTTACCGAATCGAAAAAATGGTTTGGCAAGTTCGGCGATGGTGCGAAGTTTTACGAATCAACGTCGGCTTATAAATGGGTTTGGCCGACCGGCGAAGAACTGTTGTTTCGTCACGTCAAGAAGATTTCGGATTACGAAGGCTTCCACGGCCACGAATACCCGTTTATCGGCTGGAACGAATTAACAAAGCATTCGTCGTCGGCGCTGTACGATAAGTTTATGTCGGTCAACCGTAGTTCGTTCGACCCTGAAACGAACACGCCGAAAGACCCGAAGACCGGGCGTTATTTGACGCCGGACGGCAAGCCGCTTCCGCCGATACCGCTTGAAGTATTCAGCACGACGAACCCGAACGGCCCCGGCCATAATTGGGTTAAGAAGCGTTTTATTACGTGCGCGCCGCGCGGCAAGGTCGTTCGTACCGAAGTCGAAATTTTCAATCCGCAAACGCAAGCGAACGATAAGGTCGTTAAAACCCAAATCGCAATCTTCGGGTCGTATCGCGAAAATAAATACTTGCCGCCGGATTACGTCGCCGAACTGGAAAGCATCAAAGACCCGAACTTGCGTAAGGCTTGGCTTTACGGCGATTGGGACGTTACCGCAGGCGGCGCGATTGACGACGTTTGGCAATCGCATATTCATGTCGTGCCGCGCTTCGTTGTGCCGCCAAGCTGGCGCATCGACCGCACTTACGACGACGGTTCAAGCCATCCGTTTAGTGTGGGCTGGTGGGCGGAAGCGGACGGGACCGAAGCGACCATTGTATTGTCGGACGGAACCGAATACACGTTTTGCCCGCAACCGGGTTCGTTGGTTCAAATCTTCGAATGGTACGGTTGCGCGAAGGACGCAAAGGGCGAATATATATCGAATAAAGGTTTGAAGTTGTCGGCGTCGGCAATCGCCGAAGGCATCATTGACCGCGAAGTTTCAATGATGGCGAACGGCTGGATTCCGTCGCAACCTTGGCCCGGCCCGGCGGATAATCGCATTCGCCAAGTAATCGACGTTGAATTAGATACGACCGAAAAGTTAATGTCGAAGAAGGGCGTTCGTTGGCTGGAATCCGACAAATCGCCCGGTTCGCGCATCATCGGTTTGCAGCTTGTGCGCGACCGCCTAGAAGCCGCTGTTAAACGTGAAGGTCCGGCGTTATACTTCATGTCGAATTGTCTTGCGTCGATTGAACTGTTGCCCACATTGCCCCGCGACGAAAAGAAGATTGATGATGTTGACACGACAGCCGAAGACCACGTTTACGACATGGTGCGTTATCGTGTATTGAAGGGCGCGAACAAAGCGGCGACGAAGTACAAGCTTGTAATGCCAACTTAAAGGAAACGAAATCATGGCCGCGAATGTCGCATTTATCCGACCCGAACTAACGAAGCTTCTTCCGCTTTATTACCTGATTCGCGACGCGCTTGCGGGCGAAGTTACGGTAAAAGAAGCGCGCACGAAATACCTTCCGATGCCGAATGCTTCGGACCAATCGAAGGAAAACAAAGCGCGTTACGAAGCGTATTTGCAGCGTGCCGTATTTTACAACGTCGCGCGCCGCACGCTGTCGGGTTTAGTCGGGCAAGTGTTCATGCGCGACCCCGTAATAAAGGTGCCGTCGCTGTTGAACCCGCTTGTCGCGAACGCGACGGGTTCGGGCATCAACCTTACGCAGCTTTCGAAGAAGGCCGTAAACCTGAACTTGGCGTATTCGCGCGCGGGAATTTTTGTCGATTACCCGACGACCGAAGAAGAAGGCGGCGCAAGTATCGCCGACTTGGAAGCCGGAAAGATTCGCCCGACGCTGTACGTCTATTCGCCGCAAGAAATCATCAATTGGCGCACGGTTGACCGTGGCGCGGAAGAAATTTTGTCGTTGGTCGTCATCTTTGAAACATGGTGCGTTCAAGATGACGGTTTCGAAATGAAGAATAGCGGGCAATTCCGCGTTCTTCGTTTGGACGAAAACGGCGAATACGTCCATGAAATTTGGCGTGAACCGCAGCCGACCAAAACGGACGGCACGAAGATTCCGCGCGGCAACTATCAACAGCATGTCGTATATCGTCCGAAGGACGCCAGCGGCGCGCCGTTGCGCGAAATCCCGTTTATGTTCATGGGTTCGGAAAACAACGATTCGAACCCGGACAATCCGAACTTTTACGATTTGGCGTCGCTGAATATGGCGCATTATCGCAATTCGGCGGATTACGAAGAATCATGCTTTATCGTCGGACAGCCGACGCCGGTTCTTACCGGCCTTACCGAAGAATGGGTTAACAACGTTCTGAAAGGAACGGTCAACTTCGGTTCGCGCGGCGGCATCCCGCTTCCGGTCGGCGCAACTGCGGATTTGTTGCAGGCCGAACCGAATACGATGTTGAAAGAAGCGATGGACACGAAAGAACGGCAAATGGTCGCGCTTGGCGCAAAGCTTGTCGAACAAAAAGAAGTCCAGCGCACGGCGACCGAAGCAAGCATGGAAGCCGCGTCCGAAGGTTCGACGCTTTCGACCGCAACCAAGAACGTTTCGGCGGCGTTTACTTGGGCGCTTAAATGGGCCGCGCGTTTGGTCGGTCAACCGGACAGCGGCGTATCGTTCGAACTGAATACGGATTTCGACATTGCCCGCATGTCGCCGGAAGAACGCCAACAGATTATCAAGGAATGGCAAACCGGCGCAATCACGTTCGAAGAAATGCGGACGGGTCTTCGCAAAGCTGGCATCGTTACCGAAGACGACGCCACGGCGAAGGCGAAGATTGCCGCCGATACCGCCGCAGCGATGGCACTTGCTGCGCCCGAAAACACGCCGGGCGACGGCGGTAACGGCGGCGGGGCGTAATCATGGCACTATCCGATAACAAACGCTTGTACGACATTGCGACGCGCTTAGGTATTTATACCGAAGGCGTCAAAGTGCAGTACGCCCGCGAATTCAATTCCGTAATTCGCGAAGTGTCCGAAGTTCTGAAAAAGCTTCTAGGCCGTGTCAAATATCGGACGCTTGACGGTTTGACGAAGGCGCAGCTTAATAAGCTGTTGATTGAACTTCGGCAATCGCAATCGAAGATTTACAGCGCGTACACTGAAACCCTAATGGGCCAGCTTCGCGACTTCATGGCGGCGGACTTGGAAGTAAACCGCCGCGTATGGGTTACGGGGTATATCGAACTTGACGACGACACGCCGGACGATGAAATTATGTCCGACGAAGACGCCGTACAGTTTCTTATCGAAAACCCGCAAAACGACGCGAACCCGCTTTTCGGTTTGGCCGCAGTAACCGGCGGCGATGACCGCATTTGGTCGCAAGTCGTCAATTCGCCCATTCCGGCGAACGGCTTGTATCTGTTGCCGTTCATCAAGACGTTTTCGAATTCGGCGCAAGCTTCAATTGAAAACATCATTCGCAAAGCATGGGCGAACCGGCTTACCGTCGATGAACTGTTGACGCAGCTTGTCGGCGACGGCGGCGGTCGGCAAGGCACTTCGTCGCAGCTTGACCGAATCAACGTCCAAGCGTCGGCGGTTGTCCATACAGCAACGGCCCATGTTGCCGCTATTGTGGGCGCTGGTGTTGTTTCAACGCTGTTCGGTCGTTACGGCTGGTATTCCGTCATGGACGGCAATACGACCGAAATTTGTATTAGCCGCAATCGCAAGATTTATCGTTTCGGCGATGGACCGTTGCCGCCCGCGCATATTCGTTGCCGTTCGCATACCGCGCCCGTCATTGGTGCTAGTGACTTCGCCAACGAAACCTTTTATACTTGGGTTCTGCGACAGCCTGCGGACGTGCAAGACGACATACTAACCGAAGATGGCGGCGAAGCATTACGCAGCGGAAGCATAAAGGCGAAGGATATTCCGAAATTCGAAAGCGACGAACCGCTAACGCTTGACGAATTCCGACGCAAGGTTAAACAAATTCTTTCCCGGCGATACGGTGTATCGTCATAACCGCAAGGAGTCCTTGAAATGGCACTTAAAAAGAAGATTACCAAAGAAGAACACGCGAAGCTGTCCGATGCGCTGAAAGGCGAATACATCGAAGACGGCGACGGCTTCCGCCTTGACGTTGAAGGCGAAGAAGATACGGGCGCTTTGAAGCGCGCCAAGGACCGCGAAGCGCAGTTGCGCCGCGATGCCGAAAAGGCGAAGAAGGAACTTGAAGACAAGTTGGCCGAAATCGAAGGCGACGACGCCCGCAAGAAGGGCGATATTGCGACGCTGGAAAAGTCATGGCAAAAGAAGCTTGACGACCTAAAGGCCGAATACGAAAGCAAGGTTTCCAAGTTGACTTCGCATACGACGAAATCGCTTGTCGATAACGTCGCAACGCAAATCGCTTCGAAAATCAGCACGGCCCCGGCGTTGCTTCTTCCCCACATTCGGGCGCGTCTGCAAGCCGATTTCGACGGCGACGAACCGAAAACCCGCGTTCTGGACAAGGACGGCAAGCCTTCCGCAATGACGGTCGAAGAACTGTCGGCGGAATTTGTTGCAAACAAGGATTTTTCTGCTATCATTACCGCTAGTAAGGCGTCCGGCGGTGCCGGTAAGCCTTCGCAAAACGGCGGCGGTGCCACCAAAATTCCCGGTCAATCCGACAAATCCGCCGACCTTTCGAAGATGAATCCCGCAGAACTTGCGGCGCATCTGAAAGAAGCGAAGGCAACCGAATAAGGACACTTTATCATGGCACTTTCCGACCTCGCTGTTTACTCCGAATACGCCTATTCTTCGTTCTCCGAAGTGTTGCGCCAGCAAATCGACCTGTTCAACAGTGCGACCGGCGGCGCAATCACGTTGCAGGGCGCGGCCCATCAAGGCGATTTCTCCGACGTGGCGTTTTTCGCCAAAGTTACCGGCGGTCTTGTCCGTCGTCGTAACGCTTACGGTTCCGGCACGGTTGCCGAAAAGGTGCTGAAACACCTTGTCGATACGTCCGTGAAGGTCGCCGCCGGTACGCCGCCCGTTCGTCTGGACCCCGGCCAATTCCGTTGGATTCAGCAGAACCCCGAAGTCGCGGGCGCTGCGATGGGCCAACAGCTTGCCGTCGATACGATGGCCGACATGCTGAACGTCGGTTTGGGCGCGGCCTATTCGGCGCTTACGCAGGTTGCGGCTGTCAAGTACGACGCGACCGGCAATACCGCGCCCGACGACGGCCCGACGTGGAACAACCTGAACAACGGCCAAGCCAAGTTCGGCGACCAGTCCGCGCAGATTTCGGCGTGGATTATGCACAGTACGCCCATGCACAAGCTGTACGGCAACAACCTGAACAACAGCGAACGCCTGTTCACTTACGGTTCGGTCAACGTCGTTCGCGACCCGTTCGGCAAACTGTTGGTCATGACCGACAGCCCGAACCTGTTTGCCGCCGGTACGCCGAACGTGTATCACATTCTTGGCCTTGTGCCGGGCGCGGTGCTTATCGGCCAGAACAACGACTTCGACGCCAACGAAGAAACGAAAAACGGCGATGAAAACATCATTCGGACCTATCAGGCCGAATGGTCGTACAACGTCGGCATCAAAGGCTTCGCTTGGGACAAGGCGAACGGCGGCAAATCGCCGACCGACGCGGCGTTGTTCACTTCGACCAATTGGGACCGTTATTCCACGTCCGAAAAGGACTTGGCGGGCGTCATCGTCGAAGTTCACTAAGCCGAACGAAGAAACGGGGCTTCGGCCCCGTTTCTTCTAAGGTTCCTTCAAATTTCAATAAGGAGTTTCGAACATGAAACCGGCAAAGATTCTGTATTTCGTCGATGGCCCGGCCCCGACTTCCGAAGACTTCCAGAAAGCCGCCGACCTTCCGGCGACGGTCGTTTTCCGCAATGCCCGCGCTGTTCCGTCCGAAGAACATTCGTTGGAAATCTGCGACGGCGTGACCGGCCACGTTCCGGCCATCTACGCGGCCAAGTATCCGAAGGCCGACGAAGCCATTGCGAAGAAGAAGGCCGAACTTGCGGCCTTGACTTCGAAGGTCGGCGACGCCCCGGCCCCGAAGCCTTCCGGCAAGGGCGCGCAGGCCGCGCAGACGGCCCCGCAGGGCGACGGCAAGGGTACGGCCCCGGCGCAGCCGCAGACGCCCGCCACGGCCCCGCAGGCTGGCGGCAAGCCCGCCGCATGGAACCCGAACCCGGCGCAGTAACCCGGCCCGGCCTGTCCGCTTAGTGTGGGCAGGCCGAAACCGCAACCGAACGCAAAGGAGCGTCGAACATGGCAACGAAAAAGGTTATCTATTTCACGGCAGGAATCAACGCGACTTCGGGCGAACTTGCGGACATTGCGAAGCTGAATGCCGCCGCCGAACCGCAGTACGAAGTAATCGTTGCCAACGGCGCGGCGAATGCGAAGTACGGCGAAACGAACCGCTTGATTCCTTCGGATTTCGTCGCGGGAACCATTCCCGGCATTTACGGCGAAATCGACGAAATCGACCCGGACAACATCCCGAATCAGGCGTTGACCGATACGCAAACCATCGTCAACGACGGCGATACGCTGGAAGTTACGACCGGCGGCGACCCTGCCGGGACCGTGACGTTCGCGGTCGTCGATGGCGTGTTGACCGGAACGTTCGTCGCAGCAGAATAAGGGGCGCGGCATCATGGCAATAGAAATCATCGTTGAAGACGGAACCGGCGTCGCTAACGCAAACAGTTTCGTTAGCGTCGAAGACGCGCGCACGTATGCCGAAGCGCGCGGCGTCGAACTTCCGGCGGACGATGACGAAGTTGCGTCGATGCTGATTCGCGCCGCTGATTACTTGGAAGCGCAGGAATGCCGCTTTCAAGGCAAGCGTACTTCGTCGTCGCAGTCTTTGGCATGGCCCCGTACCGGCGTCGTGTTGAACTGCGACGACGTACCGCCGAACGTCATTCCGAAATCGCTTATCGCCGCACAAGTACAATTGGCGATGGCGATTGCCGCAGGCTTCGACCTTCAACCGAACATTTCGCCGCAGGATTACGTAACGCGCGAAAAGGTCGGCCCGATTGAAACCGAATACGCCGACCCGGTTAGCGTCGGCATCATGCCCACATTTACCGCAGCGAACGCGCTTCTTGCGCCGCTGTTCGGCGAATGCGCGGCGAACCGTTTTGCACTTCGGACGATAAGGGTCTAACGCTATGGCCCGCTTCGACCGACAAATTCAAACCGCGCTTCGGCTTATCAAAAAGAACGGTCGTAAGGTCCAATGGCGGCAAATCGTCGCGACCGAAAACCCGTCCGAACCGTGGAACCCGTCGCCCGGAACGCCCGTCGATAACGACGTTGATATTTGCTTTTTGCCGGTTGACAAGACGACTTACGAAACGTTGACGCTTCGCGCCGGGACCGAACTTCCGAAGGTTTCCGAACTTGGTTACATGGGCGCGGTCAACTTCGAACCGAACTTGAAAGACGTTGTTATTCGCGACGGCAAAGAAATGGCTATCGTGTATATCGACAAGCTGGCCCCGAACGGCCAAAACATCCTTTATACGGTATTGTTCGCACAATGACAACGACGCATAGCGAAGCCCGCAACGAAATCAACGCGCTGTTTAATACGGCGTGGAACGCGAACGCGGGCGCGCTTGCCGGTTATGTGCCGAACATCGAATGGCAAGGCAAACAGCCGCGCGAAACGCCGGATTCGTCGAAGTATTGGGCGCGCGTGTCGATTCAAACCGTACTTGAAGAACAAACGACGTTATCAACTTGCGAAGGAAAACCGGGACAAAAACGATATACAGCGTCGGGGCTTGTTTTCGTGCAGTTGTTTTGCCCGAAATCCATAGTTGGAAGCTTCGAAATCGGCGGCAAGCTTGCAGAAGTCGCCAAGAAAGCATTTCGCGGGAAAACGACGCCGGGCAAGGTTTGGTTTCGTAACGTGCGAATCAACGAACTGGACCCCGAAGATTTGTACTATCGGTATAACGTCGTAACCGAATTTGAATACGACGAACTAGGTTAAGGAGTTACGAAAATGGCTGATTGCGCTATCAACAAAATCGACAGCAATATTACCGGACTGGCCTACGCCGAAGAAGAATGCTTGAAGCAACTTCCCGGCGTCAATGGCGCGGACGCCGTTTGGTACGGACTGGAACCGAATTCTTATTCGGATTTCGGCGGCGACCTTTCGACCGTCGCGCGTGCGCCCATCGACCCGTCGCGCCAGAACAAGAAAGGCACGATTACCGATTTGGACGCTTCCGGCGGCTTCAATACGGACTTCACGAAGTCGAACATTACCCGGCTTCTGCAAGGCTTCTTCTTCGCAGACGCCCGCGAAAATCCGACAACGGCCCCGCTGAATGCCGCAGCCATCGCAGTTTCGGACGTTGACGCCGCCGACAAAACGTACACCATCGGAAGCGGCGGCGCGGCCTTCGTTGCCGGTGCGCTGGTGCTGGCGGAAGGCTTCACGAACGCCGCAAACAACGGCTTGAAAACGGTTGCGTCTTCGACCGGAACGACCGTCGTTGTCGCCGAAACGTTGACCGACGAAGCGGCCCCGCCCGCTGGCGCGCGCCTGTCCGTTGTGGGCTTCCAGCTTGACAGCGCGGACGCGAACATTGCCGTCGTCGATGGCATTCCTTCGCTGGTGACTACGGCGTTCGACTTCACGACGAAGCCGAATCTTTTTCCCGGCAAATGGGTTTTCATCGGCGGCGACGCGGCGGCTTCGCGCTTCGCAAACAACGTCGGTTACGCCCGTATCAAGTCGATTTCGCAGCACGCTTTGATTTTCGACGATACGACGTTTGCGGCGGTCAACGAAACCGGAACCGGAAAGACTATCCATATTTATTCCGGCGTTGCCATCAAGAACGAAAAAACCCCGTCGCTTATCAAGCGTCGTTCGTACAACATCGAACGCACGTTGGGCGACGGCGAAAACGGCGTTCAGGCGGAATACTTGGAAGGTGCGGTTGCCAACGAATTTACGTTGAACATCCCGCAGGCCGACAAGCTGAACGCCGACCTTACGTTTATCGCCTGCGATAACACGCACCGCAGCGGCGACGCTGGCGACGAACAGAAAGTTGGCGCGCGTATTTCCGCGCCGGGCGAAGATGCGTACAACACTTCGTCGGACATTTACCGCATCAAGATGGCCGTTCACAATCCCGGTTCGGCCAATCCGGCGGCGCTGTTCGGCTATGTGTCCGAAGCTTCGGTTTCCATCAATAACAACGTGACGCCGAACAAAGCGGTCGGCATCCTTGGCGCGTTCGACACGACCGCCGGTAACTTCGAAGTCGGCGGGTCGATTACGGCGTACTTTACGACCGTCGCAGCCGTCAAGGCCGTTCGTGCGAATGCCGACGTTGGCTTGTCGGTCATCGGCGCGGCGAAGAACGCCGGTTTCGTCTTCGACGTTCCGCTGTTGGGCTTGGGCGGCGGTCGTCTGAACGTCGAAAAGGACGCGCCGATTACCGTTCCGCTGGAACCGGCGGGCGCTGAAAACGCCAACGGCTATACGATGCTGTACGAAGTGTTTTCGTACTTGCCAACAGTAGCCATGCCCGACTAAATCGGGTACACTGAAAAGGCCGGGCAATCCGGCCTTTTCTTCATTCAATTTCGGAGTAAACCAAATGAGCGGACTTTTCAAACAGTACAAGACGAATTCGGCGAAGGAATCCGAAGGCGTCGAAATCGAATTTGCCGAAGCGCAGAACGAAGACGGCACGATTCCCACATTCATCATTTCCCGCATGGGCAAGGGCAACAAGGCGTATTCGAAGTCGCTTGAAGCCGCGACGCGCCCGTACCGTCGCCAAGTCGAACTTGGCACGCTGAAAAACGAAGTCGCCGAAGGGCTGTTCTTGGGCGTGTTCGTCGATACCATCTTGCGCGGCTGGAAGAACGTTCAGGCCGAAGACGGTTCCGAACTGCCGTACACCAAGGACAACGCAACGAAGCTTCTTACCGACCTGCCCGACGTTTACGAACGTCTGCAAGAAGAAGCCAAGTTGTCGGCCAACTTCCGCGATTCCAGCTTGGAAACCGAAGCGGGAAACTGATAGAAGTTCTGTCGTATCTTCTGGAACTTGGCCCGCACGAACAAACCATTGCGAAACAGGCTGTCCGTGCGGGCCAGCCGATACCGGAAAGAATAGCGAACGCGCCAGAACTTTTACCGGGGCTTCAACTGTATTTGCAAGCCTTCTTCGATTTGGATAGCGAACGTTCGCACGCTATGGGGCTAGTCGTAATTCCTTGGTCGTCGATAGCGAACTATGCAGCGACCTTTGATTTCGACGAAGAACAAACCGAAGACCTGTTTTATTTCATTCGTCGTATGGATGGTGAACATTTGAAGAAGCTTGCGGCAAAACAAAAGGCGGCGCAACAGAATGGCAAAAAGCCTGCTAGACCTCGCAAATAGCCTTGAACGAAAGGCAACGGCCATCGAAGAAGCGGCGTCACAAACCGCTGTCGATACGGCCTTAACTATTGTGGGCGACCTTGCGTACAAAACGCCGGTTGATACGTCGCAAGCTTTGTCGAACTGGCAAGTCACGCTTGACGCGCCAGCGAACGGAAAAATCGGGCCGCATTTCCCCGGCGTGCAAGGTTCGTCGCAGCGTTCAAGCGCAGCCGAAACGATAAGCCGGGCAAAAGCCGTTTTGGCGAACAAGAAGCCCGGCCAAGTCATTTTTATAACAAACAATCTTCCGTATATCAAGCGTCTTAACGACGGATATTCGGCGCAAGCCCCGGCGGGGTTTGTCGAAAGGGCGGCGCTACTTGGCCGGAAGATGGTTGCGAAGTTCAAGATTAAGGATTAGCAGAAATGGCCGACGAAAACATTTCGATTCAGATACAAGACAAAGTATCGCCGTCCATTTCGACGAAGCTTAAAACGATTGCGTCGGATGCACGCGACGCAGACGCCGCCGTAAAGAATCTTCAAGCGCAGCTTAAAGGCATTTCGGCTTCGTCCGGCCTTACGAAACTGCAAACCGAACTTTCGCGTACTGCGCTTCAACAACAGAAACTTGCAACAGAAACGCAAAAGACGCAAGCCGCAATGGCTGGCGTCGAAGCTGCGTTGAATCGGGCCGTCGCCGCCGAAGCGCGCGCGAATGCCGCCCTTGCGCAGCTTGCCGCCGTTCAATCGAAGGCTTCGACCGAAGCGCAGAAGTTGGCGACGGAACAACAGCGAACCGCCGCAGCCGCCGCACAAGCCGCGACCGCACAAGCGAACCTTTCCGCAGCGCAGACGAACAACGCCACGGCGGCGCAACGCCTTTCGACCGCGCAGCAACAGACGACCACGGCCACGGCCAACGCCGCCGCAGCGACCACGCGCGCGGCTACTGCGGCCACGCAGGGCCAGACGGCGACGCAGAACCTAGCAGCGGCCACAACGCGCGCCAGCACGGCGCAGACGCAGGGCGCGACGGCTGCGCAGCGTCTAGCGACCGAACAGCAGCGGACGGCGGTACAGACGGCCAACGCAGCCGCCGCCAACGACCGGGCCGCGCTTGCCGCCCTGCGCCTGCAAGTCGCCCAAGACAAGGCCGCGAATTCGACGAAGAACGCAGGTACGGCGCTTGCCGGATACCTTCGCACCGCCGCCGGTCTTGTCGGCGTTGGCCTGTCGGTCAAAGGCATTATCGACATGGGCGACGCATATACGACGCTGCAAAACAAGTTGCAGAACGTCACAACGTCGCAAGCGCAAGTCAACAAGCTTACGGGCGAACTGTTCGAATTGGCGAACCGCACGCGAAGCGGCGTCGATGAAACGGCGACCGCCTTTACGCGCTTCGACCGTGCGCTAAAGTTCATGGGCAAATCGCAACAAGATTCGTTGCGTTTGACCGAAACCATTAACAAAGCCCTTATCGTTTCCGGTGCGACTTCTGGCGAAGCATCGTCGGCCCTGTTGCAGCTTTCGCAGGCGTTCAACGCTGGCAAGCTGCAAGGCGACGAATTCCGCGCCGTGTCGGAAAATATGCCGATGGTGCTTGACGCCGTTGCGAAGGCGCTTAACGTACCAATCAACCAAGTTAAGAAGTATGCCAGCGAAGGCAAGATTACTTCGGAAGTTCTGTACAAGGCGTTTTCGCTGATACAGCAAAGCGTCGATGACACGTTTGCGAAGACGACGCCCACAATCGGCCAATCGCTTACCGTGCTGTCGAACAGTGCGAAACAGTTTTTCGGCGAACTGAACAAATCGACGGGCTTTACCGCAACGCTGTCGAAGTTGATTCTTGCGCTTGCTAACAACATGGATATTTTGGCGGCTGCAATCGCCGTCGTCGGTGCTGCGTTCTTGGCGTACTTCGGTTCGTCCATCGTAACGGCAATCACGACGGCGACGCGCGCGGTCGGCCTGTTCACGGCTGCGATTGCCGCAAACCCTATCGGCCTATTGCTTGTGGGCATTAGCGCGGCGATTTCTGCAATCGTCATCTTCGGCGACAAAATCAAGGTTACTTCGGACGGCCTTGTAACGTTGAAAGACGTTGCTTTGGCCGTATGGTCGTTCATTTCGGACGGCGCAAAGGCTGTCGGCGAAGTTATCCAATCGGTTTGGGATACCGCGATTGATTGGATTAACGAAAAGACGAACGGATGGGGCGAACAATTCCGCAACATCGGCGATACGATTATGAAGCTTGCCAAGGGTTACGGCAACTTCCAAATCGCTGTTTGGGTCGGTGCGTACAACGCAATCAAGGTTCTTTGGAACAACTTTCCGGCGCTTATGCAAGGCTTCTTCGCGTCGGTCGTCAACTTTGGCGCGTCGGCTGTCGAACTGTTGGTAAATAGCTGGCAAGTCGGCTTGCGCGGCATCGCGAAGCTTGCCGAAAGCATCGCGCCGGATATGTCGAAGTCGCTTACGTCGGCGCTTGATAGCTTGAAGGTCGAATTGCCGCGCATGGACGTTTCGCAAGAAGCGAAGGACGCGGCGGGCCAATTCGGCAAGGCGTTTACCGACGCATTCCAACAGGATTATCTAGGCGACGCGGGCAAAGCCATCATGGACCGCGCTTCGCAGATTTCCGCCGCACGCCGGGCCGCAGAAGCCGCGAATTCGAATACACAACTTCGCGGGGCTGGCTCTAATCAGCTTGGCGCGGATACCGACGAAAAGGCCGCGAAGGCTGCGGAACGTCGCGCGCTGGCGCTGCAAAAAATCAATACGCAATTGGACAACGAACTTAATCGTATGTTCCAGTTGCAGCCGCAGCGCGAAGCACAAGCGAAGTTTGACCAAATCGAAGAATCGTTGATTCAGAAGAAAATCAAGCTTACGGACGACGAAAAAACTTCCATCATGGGCCGCATTAAAGCGATTCAGGATGCGACCGTTGTTCAACAGAAGTTCGACGCGATTTATAACGAAGCTGTCGGCCCGGCGCGCGATTATAACGCGACGCTTGACGCTGCGCAAAAGCTTCTGTCGCAAGGCGCGATTACGCAAGACCAATACACGCGCGCAATCACGAAGGCGACCGAAGAATACAAGAACAATCAAGACCCGATGCGCCAGTACAACAAAGACTTGCAACAGCAATTCGACTTGTTGAACATGCTTCCGAAACAGCGCGAAGTCGAACAGCAAGTTATGCAGGTTCAAAACGACTTGTTGGCGAAGGGTATTACGCTTAACGCGCAAGAACTGGCGCAGCTTCGCGAACGCCTTACGTTGCTGCAACAGCTTAACGGCGTTTCGCAGCAAGAAGCTTCATTGCTTGATTCGTCTGTCAATAAGCGTCAAAGTTTTATCGACCAATTGACCGCAATAAACAAGCTTCTTGCCGACCAAAAATCGGGCTTTACGAAGTCCGACGCGCTTACGGCTATCGGCGGAAGTGACGTTGGGCAATACTTGGCCGGTTCGCCTGAAATGGTAAACGCGCAAGTAACGCAATTGCAAACGATGTACGAACAAATCGACCAATTGCGCCAAGCCGACCTTATCAGCGAACAAACCGCATCGGCGGCGAAGTTGCAAATTTGGAATGCGCAGCAAAACGCGCAACTTCAAACCGCAACAACATTCTTTAGTGGCTTGGCGCAATTGCAAAATTCGTCGAACAAACGACTTGCCGCTATTGGCAAAGCCGCCGCAATCACGCAAGCAATTATCAATACGTACCAAAGCGCGACCGGCGCTTATGCCGCGATGGCGTCGATTCCTTACGTCGGCCCGGCATTGGGCGCAGCCGCAGCCGCCGCAGCTATCGCCGCAGGCATGGCGAACGTTGCGGCCATCCGGTCGCAGGGAACGACTGGATACATGACGGGCGGTTATACCGGCGACGGCCCACAAGGGGCGATTGCGGGCGTCGTACACGGTCAAGAATTCGTCATGAATGCAGCCGCAACAAACCGTATTGGCGTCGCGAACCTTCAAGCCTTGCAGTCCGGGGCGGCTTCGGTTCAGGGCGCGGGCGGCAATGCTGGCGGCGGGCAGAATGTGGGCAACGGCGGCGGCGAACAATCGACAAACGTTCAAGTTCCTGTTAAAGTTGTTAACGTAATTGACCCGTCCGAAGCGTTGAATGCGCTTAATACTTCGGCTGGCGAACGTTTGATTTTGAACGTAATTGAACGCAACCCGAATACCGTTCGTAAAATGGTCGGGTCTTAAACGATAGGAATACGAATTATGGCCTTCACTTCGGGAACTGCGACGGATTATATCGACCTTGCCGACAAGTTCCGCGCTTGGATTACCGGAACCGCAGGATGGACCCAACTTGCATGGACGCCGGGCGACGTTACGACCGGCGGTATGCAACTGTCGCTTCGCGGTCCCGGCGCTGCGGCGGACAAGCGCGTTTTTATCAATCTTCGTTCGCAATTTTCCGATAGCATCCCGTCGTATTCATGGGACATTCGCGGCGCGGTAAATTACGATGCTTCAAAGCCTTTCGGTTCGAATGACGGCGAAAGCGAACCCGTTTTTCTGTCGCTTTGGAAAAATACGATTTCGTATTGGTTTTTCGCCAACGACCGACGCTTTATCATCGTTGCAAAAGTTAATACGCTTTATATGTCCGCTTATTGCGGTTTCTATTTGCCTTGGGCTACGCCGGAACAATACCCTTTTCCGTTGTTCATGTCCGCTACGGACGGCATTTTACGCGCTTATAATTCTACGGATTCGGCGCATTCTTCAATGGTTGACCCCGGCGGCCCCTTGACTTCTTCAACTGATTTCGGCGGCGGCAAAGTTCGCTTGCAAAATGGTTCGTGGCAACGCATTTTGAATCGCCAAACCGGAACGCCGAATGACAATCCTTGGCTTTACGCTGGCGGAAAAAACGTCGGTATTGTTTCGCCGTACAGCGGTCGCGGCGCAAATGGAACGGGTTACGATTCTTCGAATTCATGGATTGCAACGACAACGAACGGCACTACTAACGACCCCGGCGTAAGCAATTCTTTAGTTCCTACGGCGCAAGGCGAACGCCTTTTGCTTCCGGTTTCGATTGTTCTTGCGCAAGAACCGGGGCGCTTGGGTTCGCTGGACGGCGTTTATTATCCAATGGGCGACGGTCTTACGCCAGAACAAACGGCTACTTTCGACAGCCGCGACTTTATTGCATTCAACAACGTTCATCGCGTTAGCGGTAACGATTTCTTCATGGTTGAGGAAAACTAATCATGGCATACGCGACAGGAACCGGAACCGGCCAACAAGACTTCTTGGACGCTTTGCGTTCGTTTGCTTCCGGGCTTGGCTGGACTATCAATCGTTGGAATACGACGAACAAGCTTCTTTATCTTTCGAAAGACCATTGCAAAGTCGTTCTTGAATGGTTGAACACGAACATTTCAGTTTACAACAATTCGACGACTTCAACGACGTTCAGCGAAGGACGCATACGCGGTTCGCTTGTTTCGGCCATTACCGATAGTTCGACACAATATTGGACTTTTCCCGGCTTTGCTTGTTTGGCGACAACTTCGGCGCGCGACAATGGCGGGCAAGTGTACGTTGGCAATATGCAAGGGGCGTTTGTCGGCTGGCATTTGTTCAGCAATGCGAACGGCGATTATATCCATGCGATGATTGAAGTTACGGCAGGCGTTTACACCTTCTTCGGTTTTGGAAAAGCCGACCAAGGCGGAATGTCGCATTCCGGCGCGGCTTATTTGTTCGGCGACGGCTTGCGTTACTGGTATGACTCGGATAGCAGTTCTAGCGCGCCAACTGGAAACACGGTGCATTATTTCAACAAGCCTTATCAAACTGCAAATTTGTTCGGCACTTCGCGACGTTCGCCCGCTTCGCCGTTTCAAGTTTTTTCGGTTGATGCTTTGCCCGCAGGTTTTACTAACGGCGTTGCCATCGGGGAATATGGAAGTACAACCTATCAGGCATCAAATCAACGCGCTATGCCGATGCTTGAATATAACCAAAACTTCGGTCATTCGAACCCGAATGATTATCCTTCAAATACGGGGAACGGCGGCGCTTTGGCCGATGATTTCGTTGTTTCAAGAATGGCGGAATATTCGACGTATGTTCCGATGATGGGAATTCCGCTTATCGTTTGGAATGAAACGCGGACGCAAGCTTGTTGCGTCGGTTCAGTTCCCGACCTTCGCTTGTGCAATCTGTCGGGACTTTCGCCGCAACAAGAATTAAATTTAGGTGACGATGTTTGGAAAGTTTTTCCACAACTGCGCCAAACGAATTGGGCGGACAGCGTTGTAAATCTTGCGCCGTCTTCCGGGCAATACGGTTGCGCTTTTAAGAAGATCGCATAATGGCAAGCGGCATATTCAACGGCTTTATTTCCGCATTGGAATTCGTCGGCTACACGACAGCGCAGCCGCCCGCGTCACCTTTGCTTAAAGACGCCTTAGCCGACAACGGCATTATTTTAGGGCCGCTTTCGCCGCAAAGCGGGTCGGCTGTTGGCCCTATTGTCGTTGGCCCTGCGTTTAATGTGGGCATTGACGAACAAGAATTTTTGTACGATTTTTATTTTCGTATTTGGGTTTTTCCGCTTCGCTTGGAACTTCGCAATCCGCGAACAGGCGTCGATATTCCGTTTGCGATTTGGAACGCTTTTCCTTGGAAGAACAATCTTACGTCAATCGCTGGTACTGGAACCGAAGGGCTTACGCTTGATATTGATGCGCCTTCGCAATTTCGCGAAATTGAATATCGCACGGTTAATATTCAAATAACGCCAGCCGCGCCGCTTACGATTGAAGCGGTGTTCGATTTCATCTTTGAAAACGGCGACGCGACGCTTACGTTCATTGCAAATCGTGCTTCCGTTCTTTCAATCATTCCCGACGTTCCAGTTAATGAAACTTGGCAATGGTTGACCGATGTTATGGTTGCTACGGACGGAACCGAACAGCGCGTTGGTTTGCGTGGCGTGCCGCGCCGCAAAATGTCGGCAAAGCTTGTCGCGTTGTCCGAAGAAGAAATAATGGACAATTTGAAACAAGCTTTGTTCGATTTCGGCGGGCAAGTTGTCATTCCTTATTTCCAATATTCAACAACAATTTCAGTCGCCGCGCCTGTCGGTTCGACCGATATTGTTTTCGACCCTGCGCGTACCGACCTTCGCGAAGGCGAATACGTGTTCCTGTTGACCAAAGACGCGCAAGAACTGGCGAAGATTGAAACGTTAGGCGTTTCTGGCGCGACGCTTGACGCGCCGGTAACTATCGACCTGCCCGAAGGAACGATTATCGCCCCGGCATTCGCGTCTGTCGTCGAAAACAAATCGACCATTTCGCGCTATTCTGTAAACGATGCTGCTGAAATTACGGTTGACAGCACTTCGTCGCAAGCGCGTTCAGATTTCAAGCGCCCGAATTCGACGGCAACGATTGCAACGCATGACGGATACCCGATTCTTGACCGTCGCCCGCTTGCCGATAGCAATGTCGAAGACCAGTACGACCAAGGTTACGAACGCTTCGACTATCAAACGGGTTCAATCGAACAGATTACGCGATGGCAATTTACGCGCATCGAAGGGCCGCGCCAATACCTGATTCATCGCGCCCAACAGCCTGAAACCTTGGATTGGTGGCGCGATTTCTTGGACGAAACGCGCGGCATGTTGAACCCGTTTTTGTTGCCCACATACCGCCGCGATTTCTTGGTTGCCGCACGTCCCGATGATGGTTATTTGACGTTCGTTATCGCCGGTTCGGATTACGGTTCGCTGTTCTGGCCGATTGCCCCGTTCAAACGCTTGTATCTTTGGACAGATGCCGGGCAAGTGCCTGTTACAATCGTCGCTGTTGATTTGGACGAAGACGGGAACACGGTTTGCACGATGGCAACGGCAATGCCGACCGGCGACGAATACCGCAATATTTCGTTTGTTTCTTTGTTGCTGAAAGTTCGCCTTGCTTCCGACGAAGTAGGGCTTGAACATCATGGCTTGGAAACGATACTTAACCTTTCAATAAGGACGATTCCAGAATGACAATTTACGACGACCGCGAAACGTCGATACATGACGGGGAACCTATCGAATGTTATGAATTCGCAGGTTCTTACAAAACATATCGCTATACGTCTTCCGATTTGCCGGTTACTGTCGGCGGTAATGTTTACACGCCGCAAGCGATACAGCGCAGCAACGTTAAAGCCGGTGTTTATGACGAAGACAACATTAAAATCGACGTTAATATGCCGATTTCTGTTGCCTTGGTCAAAGACTACGGCTTTCAGATTACGCCGCCGCGTTTGATGTTGACCATTTACCGCGTGCATCGCGGAACCGACTTCGCAACGGATTTCGTCACGTTCTGGAAAGGACTTGTCACGAATTTTAATATCGTCGATAACACGGCGACGATTACGATTCCATCTATTTTCAGCGATGCCATGTCCGGCAACGTGCCTTCGGTTTATTATCAAACACCTTGCAATCACGTTTTGTTCGATAGCGGTTGCAAGCTGTCACGCGCTGCGAACAGTATTACGACAACCGTTGTTGCGGTCGATGGCAACAATGTTCAAATCGCCAGCGCGGGCGGCTGGCCCGATGGTTCGTTTATTGGCGGCGAAATCGCAGACACGACGCACAACGACCGGCGTATGATTGTCGGACATGCCGCCGACTTGTTGACCATAAATTACCCGTTTTCTAACTTGCTTGTCGGAACTACGGTCGAAGTTACGCGCGGCTGCGACCACGGTTACAACAGCGATTGCAAAAACAAGTTCAACAACCAAATCAATCACGGCGGTTTCCCGTTTATTCCTGCCGTTAATCCTTTCCAAGATGGGGTCGGTTAAATGATTATCGGAATCTTCGTCGCTATTGCGTTTCTTCTTGCCGTTACGTTGCTTGCGCCGAAACCGCAAGTCGAAAACGCGCGCGCTTCAAATCTTGGCGACTTTTCGTTTCCGCGTGCGGACGAAGGCGACCCCGTACCGTTGTTTTGGGGAACTATTCGTTTGAAATCCCCGAATACGATTTGGTACGGCGATTTTAAGGCCGTGCCGATTACTGAAAAAGTAAAGACCGGCTTGTTTAGTTCGAAGCGCGTTACGACAGGGTACAAGTATTATATTGGCCTAGACCTTGCTTTAGGGCTTGGTCCGAACGTCGTTCTTCGCCGCATTTGGTCCGGCAAATATACGGCTTGGCAAGGCACGATTTCGGGCCAATCTAACTTCGTCATCAACGCGCCGGACCTTTACGGCGGCGACAAACAGCAAGGCGGCTTGCAAGGCAACGTGACGTTTTACGACGGTTCGTTTAGCCAAGACCGCGACCCCTATTTGGCGACTTACTGCGACGCGAATGTTCCCCGATATGGCGGGATTTGCCATATCGTCTTCAAAGCCTTCTATGTGGGGACAACGACGAATTTGCAGGCAATGAACTTCGAACTTTCGCGCATGTCCGATACGGTGTTGCCGGGTCGCGGCATTATGCCGAACGGTCTTGACGTTAACCCGATGGAAATTCTTTATGACGCGCTTACGGCCAAATGGGGCCGTCTTGGCTGCGATGCTTCGTTGATTGGCCTTGATTCTTGGCAAGCTGCGGCGCAAACGCTTTACGACGAAGGCAACGGCATGTCGTTAAAGCTTGAAGCGGCCAACACTGGTAAAAGCGTTGCCGATGAAATTATGCGGCAAATCGACGGGCTTTTGTATCAAGACCCCGAAAACATGCAAATGGTCGTAAAGTTGCTTCGCAATGATTACGACGTAAACACGCTTCCGGTTCTTGATACGTCGATTGTTCAAAACATTACGAACTTCGCTAAAACGACTTGGGACAGCACTTTTAACCAATGCCGTGTTACGTTCACAAGTCGCGAAAAAGATTATGAAGACGTTGTTGCGACGGCGCAGGACTTCGCAAACATCAATTTTCAACAGAAGGTTCGTTCAACCGAACTTTCATTTCCGGGCGTTACCGTGCCGACGTTAGCAAGTCAACTTGCTTCGCGCGGCCTTGGCGTCTATTCGGTTCCGTTGTACAAGTGCGATTTGAAATGCACGCGCGCCGCTTCGACGCTGCGCCCCGGCGACGTGTTTGTTTTGAATTGGGAACCGTTCGGCCTTGAAACGATGGTAATGCGCGTTCAGAAAATCGACCTTGGTTCTTTGACGGATGGAACCGTAACCATGACGGTTATTCAAGACAAGTTCGCCGCTAATACGATGGTCTTTGCGCCGCCGGAACAAACCGGCTGGCAACCTATCGACACGACGCCGCATCCTGTTTTGACGCGCAAAGTCTTCGAAGTGCCGAAGTTTATTCTTCAAGCTTCGGGCGTTACGCCTGCCGATAACCAAGGCGGCTTGTACGTCGTCGCGCGTGCGCCGGGTTCGCAATCGCAGACGTTCGACGCGGAACAGACGACCGACGCTTTCGCTACCGTGTTCCTTGGCCTTGACGATGCCTTGTACACGCCTTCGGGTCGTTTGACGGCGAATTATTCCGATAGTGCAGGCGGCGCGGCGCGCTTTGATGCGACCGGCTTTACTGTCGATTTATTGTCCGACGCTTCGGTTCTATTGTCCGATAGCAACCGAAATAATTATACCGACGGCAAAGGGCTTATCGTCGTCGGCAATGAAATTATGTCATACGCCGGTTATACTAATAACGGCGACGGTTCGTACACGCTTAAAAACATTTCGCGCGGATTCCTTGACACATTGCCAATTGCCCACACTACGGGCGAATATGTGTTCTTCATTCAGGGCCAAGACGGGCTTTCCGAAACGCTGTTCAGCGATACGGCGACCGTTACGACGCGCTTGCGGGATAACACGGCGACCGCGACCCTTCCGGTCGATAGTGCCTTGACCGATGCCGTCGCAATGGCCCGTAGGGCGTTCCGCCCGGCCCCGCCTGCCTACATGACCGCCAACGGGTCGCGCACGCCTGCCGGGGCCGCTGCGGGCGTTGCCGTGGCCTTGGCGTGGCGGGAACGGTCACGTCTGGCAACCGGGCTTGTATGGTATGACGACCCGACGCAGACGCCGGAAGCTGGCACGACATACCGGCTTGAAGTTCGAATTAACGGCGGGACTTGGAATGCTGTTAGCGGCGCAACGGCGCTTACTTCGCCTTCGTTCAGCTACACGCCTGCGACGGCTGGCGCTTATGACTTCCGCGTTTATGCGACCCGCGACGCGCTGAATTCGACGGTCGCGGATACGGTTTCGATTACGATTACTTAAAAGAAAAGCGGCGCGGTTGTTGCTTTCTTCAATCGCCCGCAATCGTAAAGCATTGAAGTTGCTTCGTTGATGTACCATTGGTAATCAATATCGTTCGGGAATTCGTCCGGCAAATCCATTACAGGCCGTGCGCCGTCCGTCTTCCCGACTTTATTTCCGCTTGACACATACGCGATATACCCGGCTTCGTTCTTCGGGTAATACCAACGAACGACCTTGCCTAGATACTTGCCGTTCTTTTCGCCGCCGCCGTGAACGTTCTTGACAGCGACGAACCGGCGAAAGTCCTTGCATTCCCGAATCGTCTTTTCGACCGGCGTTCCTTCGACAAGGAACCTAACAACCGCGTCGGAACAAATCAGCGTTTCCGGGTTCTTCGACAAAATGCTGTTCAGGGCCGACCCGCGTTCGCAGTAAGCGCCCTTGGTCTTCGCGCCTAGCTTTTCATCCAAGAACCGCGCTTCTTCGTCGCCGCCGTCTTCTTTGATTGCGACATACGAATTCACGTCGCGCGAATATACGGCCTTGTACCGGGTTTCTTCGGTCTTGTACCCCGTATGCGCTTCCCATGCTGCAATCAAGTCGCGAACTTCTTTATGCCGCGACTTGTGATACTTCGAAATGAAGCCGTCCGTATTGCCGGAAATAACTTCGATGCCGATTTCTTCCAAAGCTTCGATAAGCATAAGCAAGACAAGTTGCCCGGTAATCGTAACTTGCAGCATCAATTGCGGCGCGTACAACGTCGAATACTTGTTGCCAAGCTTGCCGAAGCTTCCGTTAATTGTAATCTTCAAGCTGTCGGCAATGGTCTTCCATTTCTTCGCGCCTTTGCGGTCGCCTTCTTTCTTGCACTTCGCCGCCATTGCCTTAGCGTGAATGCGCGTTTCGACAATCTTGTTATAAACCTGCAAGAAGGCTTCGCCAAGGTGCGGCGGGAATAGCCTTTGATTTAGGATGGTGCGCGGGTAAAACGATTCAACGTCGTTATCGGCCAAAATGATTTCGTCGGTCGCTACATGCGCAACTTTCTTTTCGGTCGAATGAAGCCCGCCCATTCCAAGCTTGTACGTCGATTTGCCAAGCTTTACTTTCAGCTTTTCGATTTCCGGCGGCATTATTGGCGAACCTAAGCCGTCCAGATAGAACGCCGCGCCGCGTATCGTTTCAAGCATCGCTTGAAGCTGCGGCGTCTTGAACATTACGAATTCGGGTACGTTGTAATACAGCGGGCCGTCGTCCGTTAGTGTGGGCTTGCGCGGATAATACCCCAACACCTTTTCAAGTTCGGAGTTAATGACGGCTTCGGCAACTTGCGCATCGGATTTCGAACGAAGGTCAATGCCGTATTCTTCCGACATTTCCATACGAAGTTTAAGTTCCGGCGCTAGTTCGTTGAACAGAAGTTCAGTATTCGCCAAGTCGTTACAGCAATACGGACGCACAATTTCGGCGTCTTCGCGTGTCAATATGTGATTTTCGGGAAATGGCAAGTCTTGCATACGGTCGCAATGCAACCGACCGGCGTACAGCTTCAACGATGCAGGCCGGGCCGTTACGCCGCCATTGACCGGGCATACGTTGAACAAGTCGATATGGTTGTATCGGCCAATACGAAGCCCGAACTTCTTTTCGAAGTCGTAAGGCGTTACTTTCTTCGTCCCATAGTTCGGCCCGCTTTTAATGATGTAATCAGACGCTTCTTTAAGCTGTTCGCATGTTGCGCCCTTAATCGCAAGTTCGACCATTGGTATGTCGTAACCTGTCGAATTGAAGCCCACAAGGCAAAAGCGCCAAAGCATCCAAAGAAGCTTCGTCGGGTTAAAGTCATGGTCGGGGCTTCGTTCGAATGCGACGAATTTTCCGTTGTCAAGGCACTTAAAAGCGACGTACCAAAAGTTGCGGTACGTTTCAACGTCGAAGACGAAGACCGACCCCGCAGGGACGGCCATTAGTTCTTCGTCCGTCATGAATTCAACAGGCTTCAAGGAACGCCCGACGTTGACGAATGATTTATCAATCGCCCGTTTCAACTTCGTTACGACAAAACCTTGTTCGTTCAACATCGGGCAAATTCCTTAAAACGGTATGTCGTCGTCCATATCGCCCGAACCCGTCTTGGCGATGTACGTTGCGTCTTCGTCATTGTACGGCGTTTCGCTTCCAAGGTCCAGCCCCATAAGCGCGCCCCGGATGTTTTCGCCGAAGAAGACGACTTTGTTTGCGGCTGCGTCGAAGTGCGCTTGCTTAAACGCATGTTCGACCGAAAGAAGAAGCTTCGCATTGAAGCCCATTCGTTCGGGCAAGCCTTCGACCTTGTACGTCGAAGCTTGGTCGCGTGCGATGTTCGAAGCGATAGCCCCGCTTTCGAAAAAGATATTGCCGTTTTGACTGAACGATTCGACGGCGCGGACGGCCTTAAAGAATTCGTCGGGAATCGGCCAAGGGTTCATACCGGCGCATTCCAGCGCGACGGCGTAATTCGGGTAACGTTCGCCGTAAAGCTGCGTTTTTATGAACGCCCCGTTTTCGAAATAGAACGTCGCCGACGATGGCGAAAAGCCGAAGCCGGTAAGCGCCGGGCCAGCCTTCGCGATGGCGACCGCCGACGCCTTGGGAAGCATCATGCCGGGCGGAAGGTCGATGCCGTGCCAATATTCCAGCATGGCCGCGCCATTGGTCGCGACGGCGCTTCCGGCCTGCAACAGTACCGCCGCATACGTCGCGTTCGGCGCGCCTTCTTGGGCCAGCCCTGCGACCGCAGCGAAGGCCGCTTTTATGCGGTCGTCGATGGCTGCGCATTGCGGGTCCGGCGCGGGTATCGGCACTTCGTCGAAGCCGACGCAGGGAACCAAGCCCTTAAACACGCCGGACGTTACCGAAAGCGTGTTTGGGCCAAGCTGCGTAATCGCCAATTCTTCGTCGGCCTTCGAAAGCGCGTCGATGAATTGCAGCGTATGCGGGCAAGCCTGCAAGTCTTCTTCGATAGGATGCGCTACGGTCAACACGCCGTCGAACGCTGCGGCCCAATTGTGGGCAACATGCGAAAACTGAATGTTCGTCGGCCCGGCCTTCTTTTGCGCGATGGCAACGAACTTCAATGCGGCGATAAGCGAAGCGGCGGGGTTCGCCGTCTTCTTCGCGGTGCCGCCTGCGGCTTGCTTGCGGGCGCGGCTTTTGCGCTTTGGCTTTTCCGGTTCGGAAGGAATCGGAACGTTGTCTTCAATTTGCGTTGTCATTTTTAACCCCTTGTTCGTCAAGGTTCATTGCGGCCATTTGCAGGTAATGCGCGGCCTTCAACAAGTCCAACTTGTCTTGACCGGGACGGGAATTGCGACCGAACCGCGCAAGATACTTCTTTGCGCCGTTGATGCAATCTTGCGCCGAATAATCCGACGCAATATCTTCGCCTTTATCCCCGTACTGCGGCACGGTGTACGTTTCGATATGCGCCAAGACTTCGGCGGAAAAGGCTTGCCAGTCATTGCCGCGAACCGACAGCGTGCGCGCGTTGTCCGGCTTCTTGCCGGGCCATTCGCAGCCGGATTTGCCGCAATAAGGGGTTCGAATGTTCGGAGTACATTTGCACATAATTTCACCATTCAGCGGAAAGAACTTCGGGATACTTCTTGTTAACCCATACCCGAATTCTTGTTGGAACGCGAAGTTCGGATACACGTTGCAAGGCTTGATACGTCGTCGGCGGCGGGTCTTCAAGGTGCCTTTGCCGCCACCAATCGCGCGACTTCTTCGCGGCCAAGCCGGGATGTTCAAGCATGATAAATTCGTTGAACATTTGCAAGCCGCAAAAGTACGATACTTTAATCATCGGCGGTTTCGTCAACGTGCCGAATTGGTCGCGCTTTTCGTGCAAGTTGTAAATTACTTTCTTGACTTCGAAGTATTCGACAATCGGCGCGTCGCTGCGTAGCGGTTCCATCGTGCCAGCGGTCGAAAACAGCTTGGTTTCGAAAGTAAATTCCATCCCACAATTAACGCAATGCCGGGCCGCAGCGTGATTATAAACGCCGCAATTTTCGCAGATACGAACGGGCGCGTCGCCGCCGCCTTTGCCGGGGCGGTTCGGAATACGCGGGTCGTTGATTGGGCCAAGCCTTCGAACGTTACCGGCGAAGTCTGCGTACAGGCAATTTTGTTTGTTCGTTGCTGGCGACGGTCGGGTTCCGCGCCCCAACTTTTGAACGTGCTTGCCCGGCGATAATGTCGGGTTCAAATCGCCGATAAAGTCGATAGGTGGATGGTCGAAGCCGGTTGTAAGTTTCTGGCCCGATACGATGCCGCGAAGTTCGCCAGCTTTGAACGCGCGCAAACGGTCGGTATTAACTTTGTCTTTAAGCTTCGAATGAACCGGCAAGACTTCCAGCCCGTAGGACTGAATAACGTTCGCGACGTGTTCGGTATTGTCGATGCCAGTTGCGAAGACAAGCCAAGTTGAACGCGCATACGCCATTTCCATCATTTCGCGCACGGCGCTAAAAACAACTTCGTCGGTATCAACCGCCGCTTCAAGTTGCTTCGAATTGAATTCGCCGCCGGTAATGCCGACCTTCGAAATGTCGATTTCGGTTTGCGTGCGCTTCGCAATAAGCGGCGACAAGAAGCCTTCGGCGATAAGCCGGTTAAATGATTCGACGCCGGTAATGTCGTAACAAATGTCGGTAAATATTCCGTTGTCGGTAATAAGCCCCATCTTCATGCGATAGGGCGTTGCCGTAAAGCCGATAACTTTAAGGTACGGATTGATTTTCCGAAGTTCGGCGATGATGTATTGATAAAACGAATCTTCTTTGTCTGAAAGCAAATGGCATTCGTCAATCAACAGCAAATCGCGAAAGCCGAAATGCTTTAAGTGCGAAGGCTTGCCGTCGTTTTCTTCCAATGCGCGTTTGATTGCCGGGGCTACGGACTGAACGCCGCCGAACACAACGGGCATTATCATATCGCGGCTGTTCAAGCCTGCGGAATAAATGCCCATTGGTGCGGTCGGCCAAATCGACATAAGCTTTTCGGCGTTCTGTTCGATTAGTTCTTTGACGTGCGTAAGCATCATGATTCGCTGATTCGGCCACATTTGGAAAATGCGCCGAATGAAATTCGCGATGACAATACTTTTGCCCGTCCCGGTCGGCATAGCGACGACCGGGTTTCCAACGCCGCCCCGTTCGAAGTAATCGAATATCGAATATTCAGCTTCGTCTTGATACCAGCGCGGGACATAGATACTAGACATTCGTAACCCTTGCCGTAATCGGATGATAGGACGGGCAAGCTTGCGGCACGAATTCGCGCGGTATTACGCCGTTATGTACGTCGCAATACCATTCGCCATTTTCGACCGGGCGCGCGTTCTTGCAGCTTCGGCAATTCTTTTCGGGAATCGCGCCCTTGTGGCAAATGTCCTTCGCCGGGCAGTACCCGCACTTATGGAATGTGGGATTGTCGGAAAGGCGCGGCGGCGGTTCCTGCGACATAACGATTTGTTCGGCCTTTGCCCGCATGTTATCGCCCAAGTTCCAATCAAGCTTGACAAGTTCGACATGCAACGAATCGTCGTTCTTGTTGATGATGAAATACAGGCAATAACGAAAGCGATACGCGGGGTCGCTTCCATACGTTGACGTTTGCGCGAAATGCTGCGGTTTGGCAACGGGCATCCCGTCTTCGACGCTTTTGTTAAAACCTGCGCCGGTTCCGCTTGTCTTGAATTCAAGCAATACGGGTTCTTCGATGCCGTAGCGTTCGGGAAGCTTCGCAATGCCGTCAAGCGACCCGCCGAAATGACCCAAGACCGACGATACGCGGAACTGTTTTCCTTCAATGACGATTTCGCCCTGTTCGTTGTAAACGTCCGGGGTTTCGTGCGTCCAGACTTGCGCGCCGATGCCTTTAAGCCATTCGATAAAACGGGCTTCTTCGCGATGCCCACGATTGAACAAGCGTTGTTGCCGCCCCGTAGTCTGTTCGTGGAAACACCAACGGAAAATGTACCAAAGCTTCCGTTTGCATTCGTCGCCAATCAACGACGCGCCAAGGTGCCAGCGGTGCCCGCCGTCATAAGTACGAACGCAATATTCGTCTATGTCGTCGGCAATGCGCTTCGCAACGGCCTTCGCTACGCCCGGCGCGTCAAGACCGACGTTTTGTTTTCCGGCGTCGGGCAAGTTCTTGGTTTCGGCGTTCAATAGCGTTTTCGCGTTCGATTCTTTTTTCGTGCTTGGCATCGTTCTTCGCCTTCCGCCGCATAAGCGCGGCATAGTTGTTTTTCAGATAGTCCGCCGAAAGGGTCGCAACATCCTTCAATTGGTCTTTCGACAACCAACTGATATGGCATTGCGACGGTTCGATTCCCAATTGCGCGGACAACCAATTGTACGCTTTGGAACGCGACATAAGGCCGGTTTGCCAAAGCCTGTCAAATTCATCATGCGCCTTCGTTCTAAGTGCGCGGGTTGCACGGTCGGCCATACGGCCAAGCGGAACTTTTGTACCGGGATGGCAACCGACAGCGGCGCGACAGTCATTGCAGAAATAGACGTAAGGCCAATTCCCATAACGACGACCGTAAACCCTGTCGTTTGTCGTTAGTTCGATGTTCAATGAACAACAGTTATCGCATTGTTCCGGTACGGGCAATGCGTCTTTAATCTTCGACATAAAGTACGTACCCCGCAAATAAAAACGCCGGGGCCGGTTAAGACCCCGGCGAAGTTACGCCGCTACGGCGAAGGGCTTAACGCTGGCCCCAAGGTGCCGCCCCGCCGCCAGCCGGTGCGCCGCCGCCCTGTTGCCAGCCGCCCGCCTGCTGCGGCTGCTGTTGGGGCTGGCCCTGCGGCTGTCCGCCCCAAGCGGGCGCGCCACCTTGCGCGGGCTGGCCCTGCGGCTGCTGCGGCTGCTGCGGTGCGCCGCCCCATGCCGGTTGACCGCCTGCGGGCTGGCCTTGGGGCTGTTGGGGCTGTTGGGACTGTTGGGGCTGTCCGCCCCATGCCGCGCCGCCCTGCGGGTTCTGCGGCTGTTGCTGCGGCTGCTGTCCGAAGCCCTGCGGCTGTCCGCCGAAGCCTGCGGCCTGCGGCTGCGCCGCGCCTGCGCCCTGTCCGCCCTTGCCCGGTTCGTTGCCGTTGCGGTCGTACACCTTCTTAATTTCGGTGTACGAAGCGTCGTTTTTCTGCGGGCCGACTTCGACCAAGAACGGGATATTGTGCAGAACGGACGTATCCGAACCGTTCGCGCCCAACTGAAACACGCCGGTAACGTGGCAAATCGCCGACAACTGGCGGTTCGCGATTTCGACCGTCTGTTGGTTCGAATGGTACAGGTTCAGGCGGTACGCGCCCGTCGTTCCGGCGTGCGGGCCGTCGATGATACGCAGGTTGAATTGCAGGTATCCGCCGTCGTTCGCCTTGTTGGCCTTCACTTCGTCGGATTCGATGACGACAGGATGTTTGCCAATCGGCAGACTTCCGACGCCCTGCGTCGGGTCAAACTGCATCGGGTTGAAAGCTTGGATAAGTTGTGCCATGTTCGTTTCACCTTTCGAAAGATAACCGACATTTGATACGGCGTCGGTCAAAACCGTTTTACTGCATTGCCTTCGCGAAAAGCGCCGACAAATCCGGCGGTTCAAGTTCCGCCAAGTTCCCCAAGCGGTCGCGCGCGAACACTTCGGGAATTTCTTTGGTACGAAGCGCCCGAACAGCTTTCGGCATACCGGGAACCATCGCTTCGCCCAAGTGTAGCACGTTATCGAACAAGTGCGGAACTTTTACGTTCAAATCCTTGCCCGGAAAGAACGGGCGTTTTTGCATGATTGGTTCGTAAGTAACTTCGCCGTTCTGCAAAATCGTTTGCCGTCCGTTTTCAATCAACGCTTGTTTCGCAATCATTACGATATGCTTTTGCGGCATGTAAAACAAGTCGTTGCAAACCTTCATGGTTCGTTCGGACATATTGCCGTATGCCTTCATGCCGTGTTTAACCTTCGTCAATTCTTCGGCCAAGATAATTTCGGCGATGTTCGAAATGCTGTCAATCCCCAACGTATCGAAGTTCGATGCTTCGCGGGACTTCATGAACCAATCGAAAAATTCGGTAATAAGCGGGGCCGTGTACGCTTCCCAAGCCGGGATGTTCGAACCGCGCATGGACAACATGCCCGGTTCAGTCACCAGCAAGACCGGGCGCGGTGCCGTGTTCATCAACGGGGTTTTGCCGGACCCCGGCGCACCGAATACGACGCTTTTTACGCCGTAACGGCGGGCAAGCTGCGACGCCGGTTTTAGTTGGGACATTTGCATACGTTCACCTATTCAAGTCAAGCGCCCCGGTAGCTTGTGGGCATCCGGGGCGCGGCGGTTATTTCTTCGCCTTCGGTTCCTTGATTTCAAGCGTCGGCGTACCTTCGGACGTAATGATAACGTCGTCGATAATCTTGCGGTACTTGTCCGACAGTTGCTTGTATTCCGTCAAGGAAAGTTCAGGCGTCCATTTCACAAGGCGTTCGGCGATAAGTTCGCCCGCTTCGCCGTCCTTTTCAATTTTCGACAACGCCTTTTCGATGCGGGCTTTGTCGGTCTTGCCTTCGGCGTTCTGAATGAACCCGTAACGAACGGGAACCTTCATGGTCGCTTTGTAACCGCCGCCCAATTCGACGTTTTCGGTCGTACCGGACTTCGCGGGGTCGTGCATGAACATAACGGCCAGCTTGCGCGCCGTCAATTCGTCTTCTTTGGCGACTTCAAGCGCGGCTTTCTTCGCTTGCCAATCGACCAACAGGCGGTCGCGTTCGGCGATGTATTCGGCTTCGGAAAAGTTGCGGACTTCGCCGGTATCCGGGTTCGTTACCTGAATGATGTTCGGGGTCATTTTGGGGTTCCTTCGTCGTTGGGCCGTCGCACGATTGCGCCGGTGTATGTGAATCATACGACGGCCCTTCGGCGGTTGTCAAGCCTTCTTTTCGAGAATTTCGCGTTCGCCGAACAAGTCGCGATTGTTCGCGTCATATTCGGTAAAGGCGTTCGGGAACCGATGGCGAAGTTTCGCGATGTTGCGGCGCTGTTCTTCCGTGAAGTTCGACCCGATAGCGCGAAGCAACAAAGCATCGTACCAAAAGCCGTCCCCGACTTCTTCGCCGATGTTCACTTTGTCCAGCGGCGCGCCTTCGATGGCGGTTGCGGCCAAGGCTTCCAGCAATTCGCCCGCTTCGGTTGCCTTGCCGATAATACCGTGAATGATGTTGACCGCTGCGGCGTCATCGTCGGCATTGTCGGAAATCCAATCGGGAAGCTTGGCGATGTTCGGCACGCCTTCGCCAATGTTGGTTACGCCCAAGTCGCGACCATAGAACAAGGTCTTCTTGATGCGGTCCAACTTCTGCAAAGCTTCGATTGCTTCTTTCAGCGTGTCCGCGAAAAACGACAACGGCACTTTGTCGCCGTGGAAGTGCGGCGATGCCGTCAAGTGCGCTTCTTCAATGTAGTTCATACGATGCCCCTATATAGACGCATTGGCCCCATGCCGCAGCGTTCCGGTATCATAGGGCAATGCGCCCTTGCTGTCAACAAGCATTGACAGCCGGAAGGTTCGGGGATATGATGCCCACATTGAACATTGGCGTACTTTGGGGCAAGCATGGAACTTACCGAACTTATTAAGCGCCTTCGCGATGCGTCGTCGAAGAAGTCGCTTCGGACGTTGGGGCGCGAATGCGGCGTATCGCATGAACTTGTCCGCAAACTGATTATTGGCGGCGGCAAGACTGGAATTACGGTCGCAAGCTATAACAAAATTGACGAAGGCTTGCGCAAATATGGCTATTGAAAATATCCCGCATGAAATGCGGACTTATGCGCAATTTGTCATGTGGCGATATGAAGATACGGACGGCAAGAAGCCGACGAAGGTTCCGTATTCAGCGCGTACCGGGCAACTTGCAGCAGTAGATAACCCGAATACATGGGCGTCTTTCGACGAATGCGTACAAGCTTTGTCGTCGGGATGGTACGCCGGAATCGGTTTCGTATTGACGGAAGCCGACCCATACGCATTTATCGACCTTGACAGCACGAACGGCGACCAAACCGCGCTTGATAGGCAAATCAAAATATTTAACGAATTCGACAGCTACGCCGAACGTTCGCCGTCCGGCAATGGCCTTCATATCATCATCAAAGGCGCGATACCTTCGGGACGCCGCCGTTCGTTTATCGAAATCTATTCGTCCAAACGATACATGACGATGACCGGCGACGTTTACCGCAACGCGCCCATCAAAGAACAAAACGACTTGTTGAACGCGCTTTGGGCGCAAATGGGCCAAGGGTCCGTCGCGACCGCCGTTTATGCAGGCGTTGCCGAAGCCAAGGAAACCGACGAACAGGTTATTAACCGGGCAATGGCCGCAGCCAACGGCGACAAGTTCGCCGAATTGTTGGCCGGTAAATGGGAAGGCATGTACCAATCGCAATCCGAAGCCGATTTTGCGTTGGTTGATATTATCGCGTTCTATACGCAGAACCGGGCGCAGATTGCCCGAATCTTTCGCGGGTCCGGCTTGGGCCAACGCGACAAGGCGAAGCGCGACGATTACGTATCGTACATGCTGAACAAATGTTTCGACCGCATGTTACCGCCGGTTGATGTTGACGGCTTGCGCAACCGTTTGGACGAAGCCATTGCAGCGAAGGAACGCGCCGAAATGCCGTCGCAAGTTTCGCAGCCGTTGCAACCAACTGTCGCCCCGAAACCCATTCCCGAAACGTCGTCGGTTTATAGCGTGCCGCCCGGCCTTGTCGGCGAAGTCGCGCAATTCATCTTCGCCGCAGCGCCGCGCCCGGTTGCCGAAATAGCCTTGGCTGGCGCAATCGGTCTTGTCGCCGGTATTGTGGGCAGGGCTTACAACATATCGGGAACCGGGCTTAATCAGTACATGCTGTTGTTGGCCCCGACCGGAACGGGCAAAGAAGCTATCGCATCGGGCATCGACAAATTGATGGCCCAAGTAATCCGCACGGTGCCAGCCGCCGCCGATTTCATCGGACCCGGCGAAATCGCATCGTCGCAAGCCGTCATCAAGTATATGTCGAAGGGTCCGACTTCGTTTGTATCGTTGGTCGGCGAATTCGGCATTTACCTTCAACAAATGGCATCGGTCAACGCGCCGCCGCATCTTATGGGGCTGCGTCGTTTCCTGTTGGATGCTTACAACAAATCAGGCGAAGGTAAGGTACTTCGTCCGTCAATTTATAGCGACCGGGAAAAGAACACGACCGCCGTTCTTGCGCCGTCATTTTCGCTTATGGGCGAATCAACGCCCGAAAAGTTTTACGAAGGCTTGCACGAAGGATTGATTAGCGAAGGTCTTTTGCCGCGCTTTACGATGATTGAATATCACGGCGAACGCCCGCCGCTGAACACGTCGCACCTTCAAGCGCAACCGTCCTTCGAACTTATCGACCGGCTTTCGACCGTCTGCGCCCATGCGTTGATGTTGAACAGCCAACATAAAGCGATTCACGTTCAGACGGACGCGACGGCGAACAAAATGTTTAACGACTTCGACGCCCATTGCGACGCGAACATAAACACAAGCGAACGCGAAATTCGCCGTCACTTGTGGAACCGCGCACACATTAAGGCGTTGAAGTTGGCCGCAGTTGTTGCCGTTGGATGCAACCCATACGACCCAATCATTAACGCCGACATTGCATCATGGGCAATAAACATCGTCGTCGCCGACGCCCGTAACTTGTTGGCCCGCTTCGACGCTGGCGAAATCGGCATTGACAACGACGAAACGAAACAGCTTGCTAAAGTCATATCGACAACGAAAGATTACGTCGTATCGCCTTGGCCCGAAGTTGCGAAGTATGCGGGCGAAGGCGCGGGCATACTGCATTCAAACCGCATCGTTACGTATTCGTATATTCAACGTCGGCTTGCATCCGTTGCCGTGTTCAAGAAAGACCGCATCGGCTCAACCGGCGCAATCAAACGCGCATTGAAGACGCTTTGCGAACGTGGCGACTTGCAAGAAGTGTCGCGGGCCACGCTGTCGAAGGATTACGGGACAAGCGCCGTCGCTTACATGATTGCGCATCCTTCGGCCTTCGGATTGTAGCGCGAAACCAACGCCGCACCTTAGCCGCCTTCGGGCGGCTTTTTTTTTCGTCGAAAGGTGTTGACAACGAAGTTTCGTCGAATTATAGTAGAACCATCGAAGCAACGAACTTAACCCGAAGGAGTTACGAACATGGCAAACATCATCAAAGAACTTACGGCCCGCATCGAAGATTACCGCGCGACCAACAAGCAACCTTGCAAGAACTACGCGACCGAAGCCGCCGCCGAAAAGGCAACCGCCGCGATGGCGCAGAAGGCCGCAACGTACTTCGACAAGCAAGGCCGCGCCGATGCCCGCCCCGCCGATTACGTCGTGTTCTATGTCGAAGCTTGGGGCCGTTGGGTCGGCTGCATCAACCTGTCGGAATTGTTGCGCCGTGACACTTCGACGGGCGGCTATCTTGGCATTTGCACCGGCTTTTTCACGTACTGAACCCGAACCCGCGCCGGGGCGGTTCCCCGGCCTTTCCTGCCCACATTGACCGAAGGAGTACACGCCATGATTACCATAACCCGCGAAACGTTGGACGAAGTGCGCAAGCTGCGCTTGTGGCATTGGCGCGAAGCGATGGCCGCACGCAAACAGGCGCAGAACGCGCAAGACCGGGCCGACGCCCTGAAAGCCGACACGACGTACAGCGCCCAAATGCAGGGCATGGCCGATTTGAAGAACGCAGACGCGAACCATCATATCCGCGCCGTGCAAACGCTTAATAGCTTCTTCGAAGTCGGCGACACGGCGGAACAAGACGACGAACGCGCCAAAGCCCCGTTTGCCGAAGTTTCGTTGCATTACGGCGCACGCGAAGGCGGCAAGTCGATTGCCCGTAATTTCATCGGACAGAAGAAGGAGTAAGCGCCATGATTGCTTCGTTCGCCTTCGCGCTTGCGGCTTGCCTAGTGTGGGCATTGGCACGTATCGCCGCAACGTCCTTTGAACAGGCGTTCTATCATCGAACCAACGGCGACCGCCGGGCGGCATGGCGTGCATTGCGCCGCGCGCTTTGGTGCGTGCTGTTGGTTTCGTTTATAGTTCGTCCGGTCGTTGACTTCGTTAGAAGCTTCGATATTGTCACGGTTGAACAGCCGACAGTAAGGGAACGACCTTCCGGCATGTTGATATAAGTTAGTTGCTTCGAACACTTAGCCCGCTTCGGCGGGTTTTTCGTTGCCTGCGAAATATAATGACGTTTAAGGGTCGTATAGCGCGTAAGTCCTTGATTTGTATGGGTTATAAAGGATTTGGCAAATATAATGGCCGGGCGCATGGTGGGGCGCACTCTTAATTAAAAGTCCTATTGATTAAAAGTCCTATTGATTAAAAGTAACATAAACGGTATTATATTTATTATATTTATTATATATCCTTTAGAATCAAGGACTTAGACCTTAAAAAGACCCTTCAACCTGTATAACGATGGCTATTGATAAAAAGCTTGACACTTGATAAAGTGCGTGATACGCTTAATCAATTGATAAAGGAGCGCCAGCCATGACCGAAGAAACGAAGAAGTACGAAGTTATCCAAGCTTCGCCGAAGGCATTAGCGTTGTGTGACGCTGATTACGTCGGCAAGGGCGAACGTTTGCCGGACGAACAGAACGCGAAGTATCCGTTTAAGTCGTTGCTTGTCGGCGAATCGTTCGCGGTGCCGTTCATGGACACGAACCCCGGAACGCTGGCGTCGCTGCGGTCGTCTGCAAGTACCAACAGCAAGCGCCTTACCCGCAAGTACCGGGTTTTCGTTCATAACGAATATGCGTGCATCGAAGTCGCGCGCATCGCCTAATCGCGCCCAATGTGGGCATACAAGGAACCCCGATCATGATAAAAATTGAATCGAACGTACCGATGCCGAAGCTTCGTCGCAAAGCTGGCGCAATTCCTGCGAACGTCGCGAAGGCGATTGCCGATTACAAGGTCGCATATAAGGCGTTGCACGGCGTATCATCGCTTGACGTTCGTTACGAAAACGGTTATATTTACGTCGAAGGTCATTGCGGCGTAAGCCTTCAAATCTTCCGTAGTCGCATCAAGCAACTTCAATACCGAAAGGGGTAATTACTATGTGCATCGTTTGCGAAATCAAAGCCGACTTGTCGAAGTCGAAGGCAACCGCCGAAGAAGGACAGGCCATCGTTAAGAAGGTCGAAAAGCTGGCCGGGGCGCTGGCGTCCGTTCTGGACCTTACGCAGCATATCAACGACCGTTTGCCCGAAGCGGAAAAGTTCAGCGCCGAAGAAACCGACGCGCTGGCCGAAGCCGAATCGTTGTTTCTGTCCAACGCCGAAGGCTTGGCGGGCGGATTGGCCGGGCTGTTGCTGGCGGCTATCCTTGGCGGCGCGAAGGTCGAAACCGTGCGCGTCGAAATGCAAGACGGCGAAAGCATCGACGAAGCGATTGCGCGCACGTTGAAGGACAACGAAGCGTCGTCGCAGGCTTTCACCAAATCGACGAAGTTGCATTAAGCCATGACGCCCGACCAATTGGCGAAGTCGGGGACCGAACACGGCCACCAAGTCGCGTTATTCGCTTGGTGCGCCGTGGCGCGTCTTCATGGGTTCGACGTGGCCGACGATTGGGCCGCAGGAATGGGCATCGAAGCGGCGAAGTCCAGCCGCACCAATCGAACGCCGGTCGATGCGCTGGAATGGTTCCACGCCATCCACAACCAAGGCCACGGCGACAAGGTGCGCGGGGCCAACGCCAAGGCCGAAGGCGTGCGCAAGGGCGTAGCCGATACGTTCTTGCCGTGGCCGAACGCCGGATGGCATGGCCTGTACATCGAAATGAAGAAACCGACCGAAAAGCCGAAGTCATCGACGGCTAAGGGCGGCGTATCGGACGAACAAGCGAAGTTCGGCGAATATGCGCGTTGCGTCGGTTATGGCTTCATGGTATGTTATAGTTGGCGCGAAGCTGCGAACGCACTTCGAAGCTATATCGAATGGAAGGAGTAACCCAAATGCCCATGATAAAACGTATCGTCGGCGCGACGCGCGAACTTGGCCGTCCCGCTGATTGGAACCCCGACAACGACCCGCCTTGCGGCGTACTGCCCATTCGTGACGTAATCACGCCCGAAGGGCCGTTTATGATTTCGGCATGGGAATTCACGCCCGCCGAACTTCTGGCGTTGCAGCACGGCGCGACGTTGAAGCTTTGGATTCGCGGCGCGGCGCATCCTGTCATCGCAATGACGGTCGGCGAAGTCGTCGAATGAATTGCGTTCCCTGCGAACTGGCACGCGCGCGCATCAAGGCCGGGGCGCTGGCCCTTGTGGGCTGGCCTGCCGACCGCATCGCCGCGCATCTGTCCGCTTGCTATGGCGAACGCTACTATGTCGAAGGCGGCACGCTGTACCGTGCGTCGAAGTTGCCGCCGTATGAACCTTTCGTAATCAAGGAGTACGCACCATGACACTAGACGAATGCAAAGCCGCAGCCCGGCAAGGCGGTTGTTACGTCGTAACGAAGTACGACCCGAAGCACGGCGAAATTTACATTCTGTATCGAAAGAACGGCGAACGCGGCTTGAAGATAGCCAAGCGGTCGTCGCTTTCGGCGTTGGCGGCGCTGATAAAAAAGGCTTGCGCGTCGTCGTAAAGCGTCGTACAATGGTCGTAACTTCAAAAGGAGTAACGAACATGCAAACCGAAATCCGCGTACTTGGTGGCCTGCCGATTACCGTTGAATTTTCGCCGTGCCGCGCCGAACCCGACGTTGGTATAATGTCGGATTACGTCGAAGAATGGTACATCGTCGAAATCGCGGGTCGCCCGCTGCGTAAGGGCGAAAAGTGCCAATGGCTGTACGACCGTATCGAAGCGAAGAAGGGCGAAGAAGACCGCATTTTGCAAGCGTGCTTCGAAGCTATGGACAACAACGAACCGGATTACGATTATGACGAACCGTATTGACAGCGCGGCCATACTGGCCGAAATCAAAGCGAACAGGGCGCGGCTTGACGGCTGCGCCCGTCATCGTTTCGAACTTGGCGACCCGCCGTACAAGTTCGGCATGAAGCTTACTTGCACGAACTGCGGCGGCGTAATGGACGCCGTACACGCTTTCAGCTATACGCAGGGATACAAGGCGGCGGGCAAAGACCCGAACGACGTAATACCGGGTTACGAATAATGACGACGCTAGAAATCGTCCTTATCGCGTTAAGCGTAGCCGAAGCCATCGTTTCGGCGTACTTGTGTCGTCGTTACAAAAAACGGCTTGACAACGAACGTCGTATGTACGAAGATGCAAAGACCGAATACGAAACATTGATTCGGGCTTTGCCAATCCAACGAAACATTCTTTGAAAGGTGAAATCATGAACATTACCGCAACCGTCGTCGTTCTTTGGCTTCTGTCCGCCGCGTGCTTCTGCGGGGCTTGGGCCATCATTCGCAGCGCGCAGAAGAAAGCGCACATGCGCCGCCGTATCGCCGAACGTATGGACGCCGTACTAAGCCGTCACAAGACCGGCGGCGTCGTCCCGACCGAACTTCCGCCCGTTACCGATTGGTTTCCGCATGACGTGAAGCCGGTTCACGAAGGCCGGTACGAAGTGCGCCGCCCGACGATGCTTAACCCGCTTGGCTTCGCCGACTATCGCGGCGGGCTTTGGTACGCAGCGGGCGACGATAGCCCGTTGGCCCTGCAAATCGTCGAATGGCGCGGCCTGTCGGAACGTCCGGCATGACAGCCGTAACTTACGTCGCAAGGGCCGCGCTTTCCAAATGGGACGCGCGGTTTCTTGCGTTGGCCGAACACGTCGCAAATTGGTCGAAAGGGCCACGTAAGCGCATCGGCGCGGTTATCGTGCGCCCGGATAGGTCGATTGCGTCGCTTGGATACAACGGCCCGCCGCGCGGCTTCGACGATGCCGCCTTTCTGCGCATGACCCGCGAAGAACAACACGCCGTCGTCATACACGCCGAAGACAACGCATTTCGACAAATGGCCGATGGCGAACGTTACGACGTGAAGGACGGTTATACGCTGTACGTGTCGCCGCTGTTTCCTTGCGCCGATTGCGCCCGTCTGATTGTGTCGTATGGCGTGTCGCGCGTCGTCGCTTATTGTGGGCATATTTCGCCGGACTGGCACGCATCGGCACTTGAAGCCGAACGAATTTTGTGCGAAGCTGGCATTGAATGTATTTTCGTAAAGGCTGAATCATGAACCATTTTGAAATCGAACGAACGATGTTCTTTCGCGACCCGGATACGGGAAACTATATCCGGGTTGACAAAGACAACGCCGCCGAAACGAAGCCCGAAGACTGTTACATTGCCTTCGGGCCGCGAACGACCGTCGAACCGCGCGCCGAAAATCTGTTGGCCGCTGCGCCGATGATGTACCAACAGTTGACCATGCAAGCCGCCGCATTGGCGCAGCTTATGGCGCAGCTTGACGCATTACCCGCGCCGACCGATGATTTGCGCCGCACCTTCGAACAATTGCAAAACGGTTGTATGTTGGCGCAACAAATCGCGCAACACGGCATCGACGCAGTTGCAAAAGGACTTGACGCCGAAACGAAGACGAAGTAAAGTTGAATCATCGAATCAACGAACGGGGATGCCCACATTATGAAACGCTATCAAGTCGCCCTTATCGCCGTCGCCGTGTTGCTTGCAATCGGCCTTGTCGGTAACATGGATTTTCAAGACGAAGTACGCGAACAAATTGCGTATTGCGAAAATGTGAAGGCCGGAACGTGGCCCGATTACAACGGAACGTTTGCGACCGAATGCACGCCGGACAATCTTAAAAAACTTTCCGAATTTCTGCGTTAGAACGCTTGACAGCATCAACGGACTAGCGCAGAATTAACCCCGTAGCAATCACGCTACACACTTCAAACCTTGCAAGGAGTTTTACAAATGGCCCTGAACAAAAAGCAAACCGCCGCTTTCGCCGCCCTGTCCGCCGCCATCGCGGCCAGCGCCGAAGGCTTCATTTACGCCGCCGCTGGCGACGTGGCCCCGTTCGTTGCCGCCGGTCTGGTGGAAACCAACGAAACCATCAAGGACGAAAACGGCAATATCGCCGTCCGTCTGAAACCCGAAACCGAAGGAACTTCCAACGTGAACACCGCAACCAACACCGCCGCGCCCGTCGCCGCTTCCGCTTTCGCCATCGAAGACGGCGTTCCCCTGCCGTCCGGTTCGGGCCGTGGCCGCACCGGCACGACCTATCCGTTCGACGCCCTGAACGTCGGCCAATCGTTCTTCGTGCCGAACAGCGAAGACAAGCCGAACGCCGCGAAGTCGCTTGCTTCGACCGTTTCCAGCGCGACCGCGCGTTACGCGCAGCCGTCGCCGGACGGCGCGACGAAGACCAACAAGAAGGGCGAAACCGTGCCGGTCATGGTCGAAACCCGCAAGTTCGTCGTTCGTGCGGTCGAAGGCGGCGCGCGCGTCTGGCGCACCAAGTAAGCCGCCGCGCCCTGCGGGGCGCTGTACGCTTGCAACACGGAAACCCCGGCCAAGTGCCGGGGTTTTCTTTTTGTGGCGCTACGGCCTGTTTTCGGCTATCCTACGGGGCAACGGGCCGACAATTCGCCCATACTGAACGATTTAGGGGCGAACTTCGT